ATATCTTTTACTAATCTAGCCTCTAATTTGGCTCTGTCTTGTACATATTCCAAGTACATCATACATTGGTGTAATGGAAGCTTTGAGACTTCGTCAAGTCTTCGTACATCGTCTTGTGCGAGGCATAGAAACGACTGATAATCTCCCCATTTTCTTCCAAAAGCTGCTTTCCTTCCTTGTTGGTCGTCAGTTTCGCCTGTTCCATTAAAGAGTCCATTGTATATTTCGACAATTTTGTCCCTAAACGATAAAAAAAAACCTGCATTCCCAATGCTACATTAACTGGTGCATCTTTCATCACTTCTGAGAAGTTATCACTACCCTCATATTCAGCTATTCTGTAGTGGTGCTTAGTGCTTATGTCTTTTATCACAGGTCTGTAAAGAACCGCCATTAATCTATGCAAGTCTTTTACGTCTCTCATGTAATTTTCAGCATCTTTAAACGCTCCGTATGATATTTTATCTAGAGACGGCTCAAAACCAAACTCTACAGAAACACCTTCTTTGCTAATCATCTTAAATCTGTTTATAAATGGCTTGTCTTCATTAAAACAGTCATTTATGTGTCTTAGTATGCTATCAAAAGTGTTAATTGGTATCTTATAAGACTCCTTCAAGTCCAATCCACAGAATATCTCTAGTGTTTTCTTGTTGATAAACTCATAATCCTCCACTTCCTTGTTATCTTCCCATAGTTTAGCGTATTCTTGGTACTGCTGTACAGTTATACCACTTAAATTCTTAGGAACACTAATATCAAGTTCTATTTTACTCATAATCTTATAACGTTTTTTGTGTTTTTTGTCTTTTTATTAGGTCATTAAATAAAATAAAACTATATTTGCTAATATCAAAGTCAAATTAATATTAATTATTAACAATTTAATCAATGGATTTAGTAAGATATGAGGTAAGAATTGGGTTCTTTAAGGGTTTATTGCTAGGATTAAGGCATTATCCCTTTGAAAGCGAAGAAGTTTACGAAGAAGACATTGTTTTCTACTTTGGAATCATTCAATTAGTAATAACCAGAATATATCAAAAGAATTAGTATGAATACAAGAGAAAAATGGGCAGAAATGCAAGAAGATGGGCAATACCAGTATGTAGAGAAGGTTTTAAGCAGTGCTGAAGCTAGAAAGAACATGCCTGTGTTTAGTGGGGTGCTAAAGTACTTCCCAAATGCCTTAAAAGAAGTAGCTAAGTGTAGTAAGGCTGGTAATGACCAACATCATCCAGATAAACCACTACATTGGGATATGAATAAGTCAACAGACGAGTATGATGCTCTAACTAGACACTTAATAGACCATACAGTTAATCCTGTAGATGACGACAACATTCTACACCTAACAAAGGTAGCTTGGAGAGCTTTAGCAGGACTAGAAAGATACTTAACTAATAAATTATAAGATATGAGAACACAAATTGAAGTAATAGAAAATAATACCTATATTTTTAAAGGTAGAAGAATAGGTGATAGTAAAAATTATAGTAAGTGTAAAATACTTGAGGTAACAGACACAACTTATCTAATTAAAAACATAGACACACAGTCTGAATTTAGATGTGGTATAGTTGACTTATTTAGAGAATATGAACTAGTAGAACATTTAACTAATAAATTATGACAGTAAAACAACTAGAGATGATACAGATAATATTTCTTATCATTATGTTTATAATATTAAGCCAATAATTATGTACAAAAAGAAATTAATACAGAAACTACAGCAACTAATAGACAAATTACCTGCTTGTATAAGAAGACAGGAAGCAATGGATGACTTAATAGACCTAAAACTAAGTAAGTCTGATTATCACTATGTATCATTAAAAGACAAATACAAAGACCTATGAAAAAGAAATCAAATGTGCTAGAAGGAATAATACTATTTCTAGCGTTTTCAATAACACTAGCTATGCTAATTTATGGCATCGTATTAAAATTAGTAGATTAATTATGAGTTTAAAGAAGAAACATACAACTAAAGAGAGGTTTAAGATTATAGAAAGTGCTATAACGTCAATATACGTTGCCACTAACAAACTTAACCGAAAAGTAGAAGGGATAGAAAAACAATTAGAAACCTTAATACCAAAAGAGGATGAACAGTAAAAGTTACTTAAAAAGCCAAAAGCATTATTGGGAAAGGAGCAATTTATCAACTGCTGTATTTTATAACAATGCTCTTAATATAGATTCTAATTATATTAGAAATTTAGAAGACATAAAAGAGTTAAGAGCTATTGCTTATTATTTGCAAATTAAAAATAAAGAGATTAAAGAGTCTATTAAACATAGTTCGTATTTTTGGACACAGCTTTGCTTTAAAAAACAGGTAGATAAAAGAATATATGAATTGAAGTGTAATGGAAATAATAAATCAAAAATATTAGCAGATGGAGTATGATTATGAATTTATATTTAACAGAAGAAATCAAATAAAGTTTTTTCAATTTTGCACATCTATAGACGCTATGATGTTTAAATCTAAACTGAAATCAAGTAGTTCTGTTAATCCAGAACAAATTATAGAAGAATTTTTAACCTTTAACGAAGAAAGATAATTATGAATAACTTTGAACTAAGACCGACAGACAAGAAAGACCATTACAGATTCTTCATCAATGGAGTAGATGTAACAGGAGAACAAGAAAGAAGTACCTTCAGACACATCATACAAGTTATAGATAATGGTATAACTACAGGACTATAATGTCTGATAAGTACAAGCTTAGATTAATGCACATAATAGGATGCATAAAGAACAATTATATCTCCGAGATAGAAGGGTACAATTCCATTCTTAAACTCATAAGAGACTCGGAGAATGATACAGAAACAATAACTATAGATGTATGATTAATTTATTAAAAACTACTACTAATCAAATAGAGAGAGCTAAAGAACTTTATACATTTAGTAATCTAAAAGGCTCTATAACGAAAGGTAAGAGTAATATTTATGGTGCTTTAGGCGAAATAGTTGTTTATGATTATTTTACAAAGAATGGCTCTATTGTAAGCTTTAAATCTACTTATGATTACGATTTGATTATATCTAATTACAAGGTTGATGTTAAGAGTAAGAAATTTACATCAAAATTTACACCAAAATATGATTGGAATCTAAACATATCTGACTTCAATACTACTCAGAAGTGTGATTACTATTTTTTTATAGGTATATCCGACAACTTAGAATCATATTGTTTTTATGGTTACATAGAGCCAATTAATTTTTATAGTAATTCAGTATTTAATTATAAAGGTCAAATAGACCCTAATGGAAATGGAATATGGAAATTTAAGTCAGATTGCTACAATTTAAAAATATCAAATCTAAATAAGTTTTCTATAGATGTATAAGACAAGCTGGTCAGATAACCACCTTAAACAACTAAAAGACATAACTAACCATAAAGTAATATACGATGGTTATGAGTTTGTATGGATGTCTAAATTAGATGGTAATTGGAATAGACACTATGTGAGAAACTTTACTAACTATAACAAACCTATGTCTTGGATTCATGTAAGTATCTATAAATGGAACAAAGAATATAAGAATAGATATTCAAAGTATCTAGAAGATATGAGAAGAAGTCTAGAGATAGATATTCGTATACAGGAGATAAGTAGAGTAGCTAACATAAAGACTAAACAAAAGATACAAGAAATACTAAACCTAAAGCCAGATATAAACAATAAAGATATATCAGACATATTAGGAGTAACTATAAGAACAGTAGAAAGACATAGAAAATGAAAAGTGTCGCATGTTTTGTAAAAGTAGCGACAACTTTTTTTTGACAAGTGTTGTAAATCAGTACTTTACAAAATGCAAAATCAGCCCTATAGTAAACTACTTTTTTCTATTTTTTCAGATTCGAATATCCAGTTTTTATTGAAAAGATATTTGGTTGAATTCATAACATTGGGTAACTTACATCCAGAATAACCCATATTACGTCTATTTTAAGCTACTCCAATAAATTGCTAGTGTATTTGTATTGTTTGTGTATAAAAGTGGCTTAGATGTCTTAATTTGGCTTGTTTACCCTACATTATCCTATCATATTTGAACCCCAATAAGTTAAAAAATTATTGCATAAAAAAAAGCTACTAAAAAAGTAGCTTAATTTATATTGATATGTAAATATTTTTATTTCAGTATTGAAATGTTATTTAAATATGATATGCTTTTTTTAGTTAAAAAAGTGCGCAAATTTATAGCATTGCAATTTTGTATTTTTTGCATGGTAGAAACTATATCGTCTATAGCTACTACATGAGGCGTTTTAAATATAGTTTTATTAATTTTAACTTTGTTTAGTTCTGGTGCATATTTGTGGCGTTCTAGTCTGATATTTTTAGTATTAATTATCTTATTAATTACTACTTTTTTTTCAAGTAGTTCGGCCAAACTTATTATTTCCTTTTGAAAGTTATGCTTTAAAATTATTTTAGAGTCTATATTTTTAAGTTTTAATCTACTTGAATAGTAATACTTTATTTTTATTTCCTTAGCGTTTTTCAAATGTGTATTAAAATTACCTATCAAATTAACATTTGTATTTTTTATTTCTTTATTAATATAGTCAAGTTTTTCTGTTATTGTTTCCATGTTTTTATAATTGAATAGTTAAATTTTTTAAGTTTGGTTTAATAATTTCTACTAATTTAAACGTTTGATATTTTAGCCTGTAACGTGTCAAATCATTGGTAAAAATATATTCTTTGATATTATTATTTTCTACATTAAAACAAAGAAAACATTTTTTTGTTTTACTTAATTTTAAAAGTAGTGTTAAATTAATTTTATAAGTATTCATGTTATTGCTTTTTTAATGAATTAATACTATTGTTTAAATAATTTGATGTAAACAATCTTTGATTTTTTACAAAGATATTGTTTGCATAAAAATAATGCGCTTGACCTATAATTTCGGCGTTAATTAGTTCCTTTTCAAAATACCAATTTTGCGGCAATTCGTCCCTTTGTATATTGCATACTATAGACTCTTCAGTTATGCAATAGCCTAAATTGTAGTTGATATGTGTATAGTCATGCCAAGCCCTAAAATAATGGTTGATTTTTTCTTTGCCAAAAATTGTATTTTTACTTTCACCTTTCCAAACGTAAATTTTACCGGTATCTTTATAGATTTGTTTATTCATTTCAAAAGTACCTACAATATCATTACTATCAAAAGTGTCAACGTCGGTAAAAATAAAAGTATCTTTGTGCGCTTTATACCAAACTTTTATAAATTGATTAAGTTTTTTACTAAAAGGTATTTTTTGCGCTTGCTTGCTTGCTAAAAATAGATATTTGCTTTTCATGTTTTTAAGTTTTATAAATTATTAATTTTTTTTATGAATTCGATACCGTCAAAATAACTTTGAGTTCTGGCTTCATGGTATACTTTACTAAGTTCATTGGCTAAATTATAAAGTTTATTTTCTAATAATTTGCCGTGTAAAATTGTAAATTTTTCATTTAATACTTGAATTTCTGTTTTTGTTTCAATATTCATTTTATAAAGTTTTATTAATTTCTAATAGCATAACTCGCACCTTTTGCGCACTCTTTTAAAATTTCATTTGCTTTCTTCAATAATTGTTTAAATTTTTGCATGATGTTTTTATTTTTTATAATTAATATTTCAACAAATCTACAAAAGTTTTTTTAATAAACAACAAAAAAAAGTAAAAATATTACAAAAATAGCTTTTTTTTTGCGCTTGAGGTATTTTCAAAAATATAGCTTTGTAAGGTATAAAAGTACATGTACACATGACAACAAAAAATATTTCAATCTACCAAATTATTTTGTTATTTATATTTATTCTAAATAAGCTATCTAGAATTGTTCTAAATAGTAAAAAGACCCCCTCTTGTTAAACAAAGCCCCTCTTGTTAAACAGAAATAGCTATCTAGCTACATTAACAATAGCCCCTCATATTAAACAAAGCCCCTCTTGTTAAACAGAAATAAAAAAGCCACTCTTTAAAGTGGCTTAATTTATTTTAAAATGTTAGTGTTTTAATTGTTTCTTTTAATCTATCTTTTAAATCTTTGTTTTCTTTGTTTACCTCTTTAATGGCTAAATAAAGCATAGAGTCTAAATCTAGTAGTAAATTACGAGCGTTAAATACTATTGTATCTGTATCTGTTTGCAAATATACCTCTCCGTTATCTGCCCATATTGTATGTGTTTCGTGTATGTATGTGTTTTTCATATCTTATAAAGTTATATTAATTATTCTTAATTGTTTTTTTAGTGTATCAGTCAATAAAAATTTACTATCTAAACCGAACTTTTTACGATGCCTTGTTAAATCGTTTGTAAGTATCATATTTTTAATACTATTATCTTTTAATGTATACACTATAAATTCTTTTTTAGTAGTGTAAATTTGTACTGCTTTTAAAATGTTTATTTTCATGTTATTTAATTTTAGTTTATTTCTGTTAATTCTCCACCCCACTCATTACCATTAAGATACCAAATAAAGTTCTTTTGTTTTATGTTAACGCCCTTTAAACCATTTAACCTTTCTTTTGTAGTATTACTAAACCAACCGCAATTTGTTATACTTATTTTATTAGTAATTCGGTTTTTTATTGCAATAGTATTACCATGATACTGCAACTTTACAACATCGTTAAATACTTTAACTGCCATATTTGATTTGTTAAAGGTAAAGCCCCAATTAAACGCATTTATACTTTCTATTGTTATTTGTCTCATCTTAATTATTTTTAATTGTTATTATTAATTATTTGCAACACCTCTAATATATCGGCTTTGTTGTTCTTGTCATCTATTATGGACTTAACTAGGTATTCAATCTCGTCAATGGGTGAGCTACATTCAGTTAACAGCCAATTAGCATAGTTATTTATCTTACTTTCTAAATCTTTATTCATATCTTTAGTTATTTATATTGTTTTTATTTTTGTAGATAGTTTTCTAATAATTCGATTGCAAATTCATGCATTAAAGTTTCTTTGTTGTTAGTTAATGCACTGCATCCAATAGCTGAAATATACAAGGCGTTTTCATTACAATCATTTACACCGCATATTTTTGCATCAATCAAATAAATATTTGTATAGCCATTAACTGTATGGTGCAATTTATACACTAAATATATTCCGTTTTCGCTTTGTAGGTTTACTTTAATTTGTTCTGTCATATTATTGTTTTAAGTTATTATTATTTGTTTCTGAAGCAAATGTAACTCTTTTTTTTAATTACACAACAAAAAATATAAAAAACTTTGCAATTTAACTTTTTTTATGATTTGATACCTTTTAATACTATTCTAGATTTGTAACATAAATTAACTAGTGAACGCATGTACGCATCTACAAAAATATTTTTACATGACAAAATAAATTCACTATTAATTAATTTAAGCCCCTCATATTAAACAAAGCCCCTCATATTAAACAGAAAAAGGAGCAACAAAATTAATTGTTACCCCTTCATATTAAACGCACCCCTTTATATTAAACGCTCTATCTTATTGTATAGATACCTTTGTTCTTACTTGTAGCTAATCTCATCAAGGCATATCTGATAGCATCGCAAAAGTGATTAAACTTATCGATTGGTCTTACACCTTTCTCATGCCATACATAGTTATTAAACTCTCTTACAACACCTTTACTTCTTGGGTCTACTATTATTTCATAGTCCTGCATAAGTGCTATACCAGATAGTATACTACCACTCTTCTTTACAGCAGGTTGTATGTTCAATCCTTTCTTCTTTAGTTCTTTTATAAGTCTAGGCTCTGATGAGTCGCAAACTATCAAGTCTAAGCCACACTCAGCTCTATTCATATTTGCTATATCAGACGTAGAAAGCCCTGTTTTACCATAAATTTCCTTTACATAGACTCTATTGTTAAAATCATCTACAGAAATCTTTACAAGTGTTGTAGGGTCTTCAGAGAACCCAAAATCCTGTCCATAAATAGTCTTTTCTGTCTGTATGTAGTCTCCAACCTTCCAATTTCTTATAATTGTTCCTTCTGCCTTAGCTAACCATCCTCCTAGTATCTGGTGCTGGTATTTATCTGGTCTTCTAGCTTTCATCTCCAATACTCTGCTAAGAAATGAGTCCGATAGGTTATCTTTGTTGTCTTTATACGTTGTATGGATGTAAGTTGTGTCTCCTTTGGTTCCGTTATGACCTGCATCAACAATATTACCTAAAAAGAACCTCTGGTATATCCAATGCTCCTTTGTAGTTGGGTTTAGTATCAAAATAACCCTGTTTTGCTTGTTTTGAGACCTTATAGAGAAGTCTATCTTGTCAAATGTACCTTCATCATCAAGTTCCTCTGCTTCATCCACTACAAACGTTGTAATTCCGTTCAAAGACTTTAATGCAGCTGTCTGATTACCACTAGATGTCCTTATACCCTTAAATATAATGGAAGAACCTGTCTGCAGGTTAGTTATCTCATCCTTAGTTATCCTAAAGTGAGCATTTACTCCCATCATATCAATCTTCTCTACAAATTCTGGTATAATAGATGTATTGGCTGATGCCATTGTATAACGAGTAAACAATATCTTGTGTCCACTTTCGTATGTAAGGTTTAG